TGGAAGGATCTCTGGGAAGAGGCCAACAAAACTGCTCAAACCAAAGACCAACAGATCGCTGATCTGGAGCGACAACTGGCGGATCTTCGAACTTCCAACGAGACCGCAGCCATGAAAACTTCTGCACTGTCTGCTATCAGCCAGGCTGGTGCGATCAATGCTGAGCAGATGCTGCAGCTTGTTCAGAGCAATCTGAAAAAAGCTGATGACGGCAGCGTCAAAGTTCTCAACGGTGGCGTCGAAGAAGACATCAATGTCTATCTCGGCAAGCTAAAAAATCCTGGCTCTGGTTATGAGCATCACTTCAAACCAAGTGCTCAAGCTGGCATGGGTGCCAAGCCAACTACAGGAACTGCTGGTGCTGCAGGTATCGCTAATCCTTGGTTGGAAGGTAGTATTAACTTAACCAGGCAAATGGCCTTGGAAGCTACCGACCCTGACCTTGCAGCTGTGCTCAAGCGAGAGGCCGGTAAATAGTCCCTGTGGGACACCACCTCAAGTCCGTGACTTGAACCCCGCAAACCTCAATCCCGAATAAGAAATGGCTGCTCCATTTCAGAATTATTCCGGCGGTGTCCTTCTGGCGGACATCGTAAAAAGGAATAATCTCAGCACCTATGTGGCTGAGGCAATCAAAGAACGCAGCCAGTTCATCAAATCTGGCGCTGTGGTGCGTAATGCACTGCTTGACGCCCGTGAAGGCGGCACCCGAATTCAGGTTCCTGAGTTCAACCCCGTTGCACCGACCGAAGAGATCTTCGACGGCACCGCAACTTGGGGCACCAGTGGCGCTGGTTACCTGACCCCTCAAAAGGTCGGCACCGGAACCCAGATTGCATCCATCGTTCACCGTGGCTTTGCCTATGCCGTGGATGACGTTGCAGTCTTGGCTGCTGGTGAAGACCCGATGCTTCACATCCGTAACCAGCTGGCTGACGCCATCAACAAGCTGAACACTGCTCGCCTGTTTGAGCAGCTGACCGGCCTGTTCCACACTGCCCTCAACGGCCACCGCCTTGAGAAGCAACTGGGTGGTTCCGGTTCTACCGCTGAAGCAAACTATCTGACCGGTTCAACTGTTGCAGAGGCTCGTTCTCTGCTGGGTGAGCGCGGTGAGGAGATGGATCTTCTGATCGTTCACCCCTCCGTTGCTTACTACCTGTATCAGGTGGGCCTGCTGACCTTCTCTACCTCTGCACTTGCCGCTTCTGGCGCAGTGACTTGGGGTGGTGGCGGTGTTGGCATCGGTGCTCGTGAAGTTGGCGAGTTTGCTGGTTGTCGTGTCATCGTTGACTCTCAAGTCAACATCAACGACCCGACTTCTACTGGCAACCGTCAGGAGTTCCGTTGCTACATGATGAAGTCCGGCACCATCCTTGAGGGTGTGCAGCAGGATCTTCGGATTGAAGCTGACCGCAACGTGCTGTCCAAGCAGGACGTGCTGTCTGTGGATTACCACTCCGCTTATCACGTGATGGGCACCAAGTGGTCTTCCGCTTCCGACAACCCCACCAACGCAAACCTGCGTACCGGCAGCAACTGGGCTGCTACCTACGACATCGACCTCATCCCTATGGTTGAGATCTTCGTCAACACTCCTCTGGATAACGGCCTCAAGTCCTGATCCTGACGAGACAAATGGCCCTACCATTAGGTGGGGCCTTCCCTTTTTGCTGATATGGCTGCCACGATCAACGCCACACTCCAGAGCGAGACAGCCAACAGCTACGTGACGTTGGCAGAAGCCGATGCGTATTTTGAAACCGTCCCAAGCAGCACGCAGTGGGACAACAAGTCTGACGACAACAAAAACCGTGCATTGATCTCAGCCACACGCTGGATCGACACGTTGAATTTTTACGGTGATCGTTGCGATCAGAGCCAAGCGTTGAGCTGGCCCCGCAACAACTATCACGTGGATCGTGTTGAGCTGACCTGCTCCGCGATCCCCAACGACATCAAATATGCAACGTATGAGCTGGCCAATGCGTTGGCGAACGATACAGATTCGATTACTGGGACGACAGGCGACACGGGCCTATACAAGTCCGTCAAGCTCGGTGAAATGGAAGTCGAATACAACACTTCGAGCCAGGCTACGGGAACAGTCAATAA